ATGATTTTGAACTTTCATCATGGGGACAGGTGGCTGAGAAATTTCTCGAAATCGAGAATGGCGCGCTGGTGCGTGTCAAAGGCCGTGTAAAAGTCGAGAAATGGTCAGAAGGTGGCGATACGAAAAGTGCGGTTCGAATCGCTGCGGAACAGATAACCGTGCTGTGTTACTAATCCAATGAAAGCATCCAACAAGCCAATCGTAGCCGTAGATCCTGGCGTCAGCGGGGGATTCGCGGTCAATACACCGGACGGCATTATCCTGCTGTCCATGCCAGAATCACTGCCGGAAATCTGCGCGCTGATCAATCAGCTAAAGGTAGCCAACTCAGAGTTATGGATCGAGGAGCTTCCACTGTTCGTGTCTCCCATGACGAAAAGCTCGTCGATGGCTGTGCTTCACAGAAACCTTGGTCGAGTTGAGGCTGCTGCATACGCGTACGGATACGCTCTTCACAGAGCAGCTCCAAAAGTGTGGCAGGCTCCTCTAGGACTCGGTGGGAAAGCATCGTGCAAGGATTATTCCGAGTGGAAGCGCAAGCTCAAGGCGAAGGCCCAGGAATTGTATCCACACCTCGACGTGACTCTTCGCAACTGCGACGCCCTCTTGATTCTGCACTATGCAATGGGAGGCGGCAGATGATCCGCAGATCGAGCCGTCCTCCATCACCGGACGAACTCAAGCAGCTCCTCATCGCCGCATTCTGCGCTGGCATGGTCATCACCGCTGCGTACTTCATTCTCTTCGTCCTCAAATGAGCGAACCTACCAAGCCTCTCGCTCAAGAAACCGACATCGAAACCCTGCGCCACGCCATCGAGGAATACCAATGGTTGGCCAAGGTTCTCTTCAAATCTCTCGGGTGCGGATGCAACGCAGGACATGACCTGTGCTGGAACTGCACCCAAGCTGAGCGACACTACAAACTAACAACCGAGATATACAAATAAGCATGAACAAAGTAGCAACAGTCCGAGTAGCCGACGCAGACGAATCGACCCCAAGGATCGACTTCGCCTACATCGACCGAAAGTACAAGGAATGGCTGATCCGCCGTGGATTTGCCAATGAAATTGGAACCGAGATGGGTATGCGCCGATCTGGTGGACGACGCGGCAAACGAATCGAACCCGATGAAATCTGAAATCACGCGACAACAGTTGTTGAAGGAAGCCCCTCAGTTGATCGAGTATGCACTTCTTCGCGGTTGGATGAGCAGGCCGAAGCCCGAGCAAAACGTGGATGGAGTCTGGCATTCGAGCGGTTCAGGCCATCTCGACGATGCCTCCGAAGATGAGATACAAGAACTTAAAAAACAGCTCGGTGCAGGTTGAACTCCTCTCCGACGACGTAGAGATACGAATCGGAGAAACCAAGTGGGCTGGCGTGGCCTACATGCGGGAAGGCAAACGAAAGCTCTACGTTCGAACGAAGGCTGAATTCAATGCCAAGTTCGCGCTGATAGATGCGAAGCCCTAGCCATTACATCGCCGCACAAGAGCAGCTCTTTGCGAAGTTCAAGTCTCGCTCCATACCCATCCAACAGTGGAGCAAGTACCTGATGACTCCCAAAGAGCTGGCTCTCCTTTTTCAGAAGCTGGAGAAATCAAATTCTGTTCTTCAGGACATCGCCAAGACTGACCTTGGCAGGTCCGGGGAACTCGCGAGAAAACAACTTGGAATCGAATGAGCAATTCAAATATCGACCGTGCGCGAGCATGGCTTCGCAACACCCCCGGTGCCGTCAGCGGCCAGGGCGGTCATAACACAACCTTCGCAGTAGCTACCGCTCTAGTGCATGGCTTCGAGCTATCGCATGGCGAAGCCGAAACGCTCCTGCATGAGTACAACGCGAAATGTCTCCCACCGTGGAAGCCGAACGACTTGGTTCATAAGCTAAACGAGGCGTTTAGAGTTTCTCACGACAAGCCGAAAGGTTGGCTTCTCTCAGCGCAGAGCGGAACGCCCGTATCAACGACCGGAAAGTTCATCGTTCAGAAGATCCAAGCAATTCCGCAACCGGAATGCCGATTTACAACCATCGACTTTCTCAAAGCCTGCTTCGAGCCGGATGAAACTGTCTGCATCTGCAACGACATCATCTGCGATGAGGATGGAAAGGTTATCATCGTTCGCTTCGGCGACCCGAACATGGAAATCAAGCGCGACAATCCTGAGCGTCGTAAGAACTTCCGCGCGCGGCATAACTGCGCGGAGGCTAAGGACAAGACGACGCCTAAGTTCTGGTCCTGCAAGGCTTGGTAATTTTGTAGTTAAAACTCATTCTAACTGATATGGACAAGATGAAACTTGGTGGTGGCGGACGTTACGAGAAGCTGGTTGGCGAGCTTGAGAAGAAAGGCGTCAAAGATCCGGGTGCTTTGGCAGCTTCAATCGGACGCAAAAAATACGGTGCAAAACGCTTTCAATCGCTTGCCGCCAAAGGTCGTCGCCGCGCTGAACGTGAGAAGGCTAACGCCTAGGTCGTCCGCCCCACGGCTTCTTCGTCGTAGCCGCCGCCTTATCGACTACAAACTGCTCAGGCGGTGCGTAGTCCCAAGATATCGTTCCGACTCCTCGCTGAATGACGATGGAGCCGGTTTTGTTTCCGTTCTTATCCTTCAGTCCTGACCTATCTCCGCGCTTCGCCATTCCAAGCATGAAGCGTCGCGGCTGATTGAATCCGACTTCCTTCAGGACAATCACCTCTCTCGCCCAGTTCGTTAGGTCGGACGATCCGAATCCTGAGTAGGCCATGTCTGCCACGCTCTCCGGTTTTTCGTCCTTACCCTTCGGCTTGGGGAAGTGATGAACCAATACGATGACGACTCCTGTCTCCATCATAATCGGCTGGAGCAAATGCCGCGTGAAGTTCGCGCAGACCTCGATGTCCGATGGATTGCCGCCAATGTAGGAGAGCAGAGGGTCGATATAGACAATGTCTACTTTCGTTTTTCGAATAAGACGGCGCAGCATGGTCGTGAACTCCACGCCGGTTCGAACTGCCTCGCGGAAGAACAGCATGTCCGCACGGCGCAATCCGTTCTGCCAATCGCTTCCGAAGACCATCTGCGCGGCTCCTTTCAGCGCATCATGCTGATCGGCTATGTCGTTCTCAGCTTGGACGTAGGCCACCTTGAGCGGTCGTACCGGCTGACATCCGAACCAATCCGAACCTATGGCCCACCTCAGTCCTTGGTAGAATGCCATCGAGCTTTTGCCGCATCCGCTCTGACCGACAAAGAGAACCGATGAACCGCGTCGAATCCATCTGTCGCCGATCAGGTTGTCAGGGTCGTTCTCAGGATCGTAGTCGATGATGCTCTGGAGCGGGAACTCCTGAGGCATGTCCTGGGACTCCAGATAGTCCGTGAACGCATCCCAGTTCACGACGCCCACATTGATGGCGACAAGCCTCTGCTCCTTGCCATCGCGCATCACACCGGCAAGACGAGAGAACCTGCTCGCGTTCTTGTTCTTCGGATCGATGCCGAGGGCTTCCAGATGGCGATAAACAACGTCGCGACGCTCGTTCCATTCCTCCTTGTTCGCCGCCTCAACACGCACCCAGCCATGCAAGCTTTTGCCGCCAGAATCGATGACGACCGAGAGCGGCAGCTTGGACTCCTTCAGAATCGTCCACTGCTCGTCCTTCGTCTTCTCGTCCATCTCAACGAGGACATGGCGGAATGCTGACACGCCGGAATCAGATCCTGTCTCGTCCAAGCACGGATTTACTCGTACATACGCGCCACGGCTATCAGGACCGTTCCACATGGAACTTATGGGCGGCGTAAAATGCTTCTCAATCCATTCGTCGCGCTTGAGGAACGTACCCTTGGAGGCTGGCCTACCTCGACCCTCTTCGTCGAAAATGATGTCGTTACAGATGCAGACAACCTCATCCGACTCGAAGCAGGCTTTCAGGAAGTCGATTGTCGTAAACGGAGACGGAGGTTCTGGCATCGTTTGGATCGTGCGAACGACGAACTTGCCGGTGGGCGAGATGGGATTGCCGCCCTGACCAATGCCCGATTGAGCGGATAAGAGCCAGCCACGCGGCTTGTCGTGCGAAACCTTGGACGCTTGATCGAGCTTGTGGGCCAATTCATGTGGTTTCCACGGCGGGAGGCATTTCGCGTTGTACTCATTAAGGAGCGTATCAGCATCCCCCGCATTAAGCTCAAAACCGTGTATGAGCGCGGTTGCGACGGCAAAGGTGCTTCCATGCCCATTTTGACCCGTGACGGCTCCCGGCGTGTTTCTGAGCCATGCTCTGGCACGGTCGATCTTTGATTGATTCATTGGATTCCAAGTTGTTTGCGCGCTATGTCCCCGCTTTCGCCCAGATCATTCGAGGCGATTTGCTGGAGAACCGACTTTGATTCTTCGAATTTTGCGAAAAGGAGAGACAGCTCTTTGGGAGTCATCAGGTACTTGCTCCAGTGTTGAATTGGTATGGAGCGAGACTGAAACTTCGCAAAGAGCTGCTCTTGTGCTGCGATGTAGAGTTTAGGGTGCTTGTTCAATGACCGGGGTGAACTTGGCCTTGAATTCGGCTTTCGTTCGAACGTACACCTTGGGTTTTCCGTCACGGGTGTAGGCTATCCCCACCCATTTCATTTCCCCGATTCGTATCTCTACGTCGTCGGAAATGACTTCAACCTGCACCGTACTGTTTCCTGAGTTTTTGAATTTCATCTTCTGAGGCGTTATCGAGATGTCCTGTACCAGCCGCATGCCAAACGCCGTCAACAATTTGCGCCTTTGGCTTGGGCTTAGTCATCCAACCTCGAAGAATCGCATGGTCGATGAGTGCTGGCGCTTCCTTCAATAACTGTTCTCTAGTGATTTGAGTTTCCATAAATTAACCTTTTTTAGCCGTCTTTCCGCGCCATCCGCCTGCTTTTCTCATCCCGGGTTCCTGACCGAGTTCGTTGACGAATCCGCGTCGGATCAGCCACTCCTTGTACTTCTGGTCGATGTAAGCGAAGTGAATCTTTTCGGGTGATTCATCTGCTTCTGCTATCCGCATAATGGGCATTTTGTTTGCGCTGATCATCTGTATGTCTCGATTGTGTGTTTGTAGTGTCGCTCGGCTTGGGTGCAGTTCCAGCAAAGGTCTTGAGTTCCGTTGCATCCGCACCCGAGAGATTTGAAAAGTATGCTGGCCAACCATTTGTATTCCGCGATGGCCGCTCGCAATGTCTCCACGTCCGTTTCTTCGGACATGGGTTTAATATTCTCGCTC